GGAAATACATTATCCATTGATGGCGCACCTGCTAGTGCAACAAATTATCTTAAAGCAGGGGATTATATTCAGATAGGAAGTGGAATAACTCAAAGATTACATATGGTTGTTGCAGATGCTAGTTCAAATGGAAGTGGGGAAATAGATTTAAGTATTGAGCCTGCGTTAAGAACAAGTCCTGCAGATGATACTGCAATTACGGTCGCAAGTCCAAAGGGAGTTTTTAGACTGGCATCTAATGAAACAAATTGGGATGCTAATGCTATATCAGTTTATGGTTTAAGTTTTGCAGTTGTGGAATATCTTTCATGAATAGAGATATTACATCAATATATAAGGCATATGCTAGATCAAATCGTTTGCATCCAGTATTGTTGGTATCTGCAACATTTGATTCTGGCACACTTAGATTTTGGAATGGTTATAGTACATTAAGTTATGATGGAAATGATTATACTGGTGCAGGAAATTTATTAAATATAACAAGTTCTGCAGAAACAGAAGAATTAAAAGCTAATGGAATATCAATAGGATTAAGTGGAATAGATAGTACAATTATATCACTTGCCTTAACACAACCAGTAGCAGGAAGACCAATTGATATTAAAATGGGTTTTCTTAGTGGAGACCCACAAGAAATATTAAATTACAATATTTCAGTATCAAGTGGTTTGTATTATGTAGAGCAAGGACAACAACCAATAATATATGTTATAGAAGGACAAACTTATAGATTTGACCAAAGTGATTCTACAAATTCTGGTCATAACTTAAGAATATCAGAAACATCTGATGGAACTCATGGTGGTGGAACACAATATACCAATGGATTCACAGAAGTAGGAACTGCAGGAACATCTGGCGCCTATAATCAATGGATTGTTCCAACTGGAATTGCAGGAACATTTTATTATTATTGTCAGAATCATTCTGGTATGGGTGGTCAAATTAATGTTTCTACAGATTTCGTTTTATTTGAACCATTTACTTTGTTTGATGGGCAAATGGATAAAATGGATATTCAAGATAATGGGGAAACTGCAAACGTTCAAATTACATGCGAGAGTAAATTAATAACATTACAAACACCAAGATTAAGACGTTATACATTAGAAGATCAAAAAATTGATTTTCCAAATGATTTAGGTCTTGAGTTTATTCCAAGTTTACAAGATAAGGTTATCACATGGGGAAGAGGATAGATAATTGGCTTTTAATACTTGCGAATGAATTAAAAAAACCAAGAACATTTACTTGGGGAGAAGAAGACTGTTGTTTATTTTCTGCAAATATAATTAAATCAATAACAAATATAGACATAGCAAAAAAATTCAGAGGTAAATATAAAACTAAATTAGGTGCATTTAAATTAATAAAAAAATTTGGATATAATAATTTAATTGAATGTGTTGATACTGAAATAAAAAAACATGGTTTTGAACAAATTAATATAAATCTTGCACAGAAAGGCGATGTAGTAACAAAGAAGATAGAGAATGATGAAATTGTAGGTATAATGCTTGATGATGTTGGTGTTTTTCTACATAAGAATACTTACTCATATACAAAGAGAAAAGATTTAAATATAGCATGGGCAATTAGATGAGTGATGAAGTAAAAACCATTGTTATAACAGCAACTGTTGCATATATAACTGGAGGAGTTGCAGGAGGATTTTCTGCTTCTGGTTTTGCTTTTAGTACAAGTGCCGCTACAACTTCAGCACTTACTGCCGCTGCCCTTACAACTGCTCAAATAGCATTAGCACCAACACCAGAAATTCCAGATTTTAATAGTTTTTCTTCCACTTCACAGAAAGACAGACAAGCAAACTTTAGGCAACCTATAACATCAAGAAAATTAGTTTATGGAACTATAAAAGTTGGTGGACCAATAATCTATATCTCAACAACTGCTAAAAATGGGAAAGCCAATACTTATTTACATATGATAGTTGCTCATGCATCTCATGAAGTTAATGCAATTTCTTCTTGGTTTATAGATGGAAATGAAATTCCAACATCAAGTCTATCCAATGGAGCAAATGGAGGAAATGTAAATGCAGGGGATTATAGTGGTAAAGTTAGGATAAATCCTCATTTAGGTGCTGATGGGCAAACTGCAGATTCTGATTTAATTGCAGAAATACCAGATGAGTGGACATCAAGTCATCAATTGAATGGAATATTTTATAATTATGTAAGATTTGAATTTGACCAAGATTTATTTACATCTATTCCACAAATTACTGCATTAGTTCAAGGTAAAAAGGTATTTGACCCAAGAACAGGTACAAGTGGATATTCAGCAAATTCTGCATTGGTTTTAAGAGATTATTTAACAGATCCACTTGGATTAAATATTCCTACTACTTTAATTGATGATGATTCAGTAATTAGTTCTGCAAATATATGTGACCAAAATGTTGATCTTAAAGAAGGTGGAACAGAAAAAAGATATGAAGCGCATGGAATGATTGATACTGCAGTTGCCCCAGATAAGAATATAAAAGAATTACTCAGTTCAATGCATGGCACATTAGTTTATTCAAATGGAAAATTTAAAATGACTGCAGGAACAACAAAAACTGCAGTTCTTTCCATAGATGAAAATGATTTTGCAAGTGGTATACAAATTAGTCCTAGATTATCAAGAAGAGAAAATTTTAATGCAGTTAAAGGACAATATGTTTCTCCAAATAATAATTATCAACCAACAGATTATCCACCAATAACAAGTACTACTTTCCAAACAGAGGATAATGGAGAGCAGATATTTAGAGAACTTAATATGCCATTTACAACATCAACATCTATGGCACAAAGAGTTTCAAAAATTGCTCTTTATAAAGTAAGACAACCTCTTTCATTTCAATCAACACATAGATTATCTGTTTTAGGTTTAGATGTTGGAGATGTGGCAAATATAACCTTTGATAGATATGGTTGGTTAAATAAACCATTTGAGGTTGTGAGTTGGAATTTTCTTGTGGACAACAATCAAATGGCAATTGGTATTCAATGGCGAGAATATGCAGATTCAGTTTATAGTTGGTCAACTACAGAAGAACAATTATTAGCTGATGCACCAAATACCAACTTACCAGATGTCTTTAATTTACAACAACCACTTAATTTAAGTGCAACTGAAAATCTTGTGGTTACAAGAGATGGAAGAGGAGTACAATCTGTTTTAGATATTACTTTTGATGAGGCATTAGATGCTTTTGCTACTGAATATGAAATGGAGTTTAAGAAAACAACAGATACAGATTATATATCTGGTGGAAGAAGTCCTGCATTAAAATTTGAAATTACAGATTTAGCTCCTGCAATCTATGATATAAGAGTAAGATCAGTTTCTGCATTAGGTACAACTTCATCATTTTCATCAATTACAAAAGAAGTAATTGGTCTTGCCGCACCTCCATCTGATATGACCAATTTAAGTATACAACAAGGTGGTGGATTTGCTTTTCTTCAATGGGATAGATCAGTTGATTTAGATGTTAGAATTGGAGGTAAAGTTGAAATAAGACATTCTAATGTCACAAGTGGTGCAACATGGATGACCTCCACATTAGTTGACGATAGTGTAAGTGGAATTATGACATCTGCTATAGTTCCATTAAGAAGTGGTACTTATTTATTAAAATTTGTTGATGGTTCTGGTGCAAAACAAGTAAATGCTACAACTGTTGCCACAGAAGGTGCAACAATTTTAAATTTTGTAAATAATACGACAATAAATGAACATACTGCATTTAATGGTTTAGCAGTTGCCACAACCCTTGCTGAAGATTTAGATTCTTCTGAAACTGCTATAGATGTAACAAGTGCAAGTAATTTAAGAAATAATGATGTAATAAAAATAAATGATGAGCAAATGCTTATATCAAGTATTAGCTCAAATACCTTAACTGTTGTAAGAGGACACAATTCAACAACTGCAACCACACATACTAATGGAGATGATGTAGATAATTCTTTCCAAGTATTCAAAGATGACTCTGATAGATTAAGTCTTGCGAGTGGTGGAGAACTTGATGATGAAGCAGATTTTGATTCAATTCCAAACTTTGATTTTATGGGTCAAGTATTCTCAAGTGGCACTTATCATTTTGCAACTGCATTAGATTTGACAACATCAACTAGAGTTAGATTGCAGGCTCAAACAAATATGGAAGTTTTTATTGCAAATGATTTAATTGATGCAAGGGTTGAAAATATTAACACATGGAGTGATTTTGATGGTACGACAGATGCTGCAGTTGGCAATATAGAATTGTATTATCAATCATCTTCTGATAATATTACCTATAGTAATTACAAAAAATTTACAAGTATTGAAGAAGAAAATAGATATTTTAGATTTAAAGCAATATTAACAACAAGTGATGTTGCATATAGTGTTAGAGCCACAACATTATCAGTAACGGCAGATACAGTAAGTTAGGAGTAAATAATGGCAGAACATGATTATGAAATAGCAAATGCAGATGGAGCAACGGTCAGAGGAGATATAAATGATGTTTTGGAAGCAATAAGATCAAATAACTCTAAAGCAACTGATCTTACAACAAACTTTGCTTTTCAATGGTACATGGATACTGGTGACAACAAATTAAAGATGAGAAATAGTGCTAATAGTGCCTATATAGACATCTTTACTTTAAATGCAAGCTCAACAACAAATGTAGTAACAGATGTTAATCATACTTTTACAAAATCACAGAGAGGAAGTATAACTACACAAAATTCAACAAGTGGTGGAACTATAACATTAGATTTAGCAAATAATAATTATTTTATTTTAAGTGATAATGCAGGAAATGGAACTTTAGGAAGTGATAATTCAGGTGCATATACATTAGCAAATCCATCAAATATTGTCGCAGGACAATCTGGTTCAATCTTTGTAACCCAAGATTCAACAGGTGGAAGAACATTAGGTGTAGGAACATATTGGCATTTTGCAGGAGGAACTGCACCAACATTATCAACTGCAGGGGATTCAGTAGATAGAATTGATTATGTAGTTTTATCAAGCACAGTTATTCATGCAGTAGCAACATTAGATATAAAAACAACAAGTTAAAATATGCCTTTAAATACAGATACAATAAGAGCAGGAGCAAGTGGAGCAACGGCAACAACTGCTTTTTATAATGGAGTTGCTACACAGTCATTGCGACTAAATGGGGTAGAAGACAATACGACTTTGTATAGAGATTTAACTGCGACTGGAAATAGAAGAACAGCTACTATAAGTTTTTGGATGAAGAATGACAGAAGTGATCCTGCTCAATATTACTGGAGTAAAGGAGATGGTGGAGGTGCTCAAACATCTTTTGAATTATTTACACAATCAGATAGCACTTTTTCAGTTTTTGCTTACAATTCTGATAGCCAAATTTTAAATCTTAAAACTAATAGAGTGTTTAGAGATGCTTCTGCTTGGTATCATTTTGTAGTGGCAGTTGATACAACACAGTCTACTGCTTCAGATAGAGTAAAACTATATATTAATGGAGTACAAGAAACATCTTTTTCTACAGCAAGTTATATGTCACAAAATACAGATACAGTTCTTGGTCTTTATACTAGTCATAAAAGAGAAAGATTAGGAGATTATCAAGCTTCATATTTACCTGATACTGCTACTGGAGGTTCAGCAGGAAATAGGGTTAATGGTTATTTTTCTGATTTTTATTATATAGATGGTTCACAATTAGACCCAACATCATTTGGCGAAACTAAGAATGGAGTATGGATACCTATAGAATATAGTGGTTCATATGGTACTAATGGCTATAGATTAGAGTTTAAACAAACTGGAGTTGGAAGTGGTTCATCTAGCACAATAGGAGCAGACACTAGTGGTAATGATAATCATTGGACATCTAGTAACGTAATTGCTTCTGATTGTGATATGCCAGATAGTCCAGAGAATA